AATGGAGCGAAGCAAATCAACAATGGTTAGGTTACAAAAGCGGGGACCAATACGAATGGAATCCTGAAACATCCTCTTGGGATGCCACTGGGGGATAACCCATGGCTGGTATAATCAAAACAGATAATCGTCAAGGAAATATAATTGGAGTAGCTAACTGCGCTTCTGCTGGAAAAGAAAAATTTACTGAAGTTTTATCATCTACTACTTCTGGAACTATAGGATCAGGAACTAGATTAGCTAATACATTAGTAGTTGCTGGCGGAGGAGCTGCTGGAATGGATAATTCAGGAGGCGGCGGAGCTGGAGGTGTTATTCTTAACACAAATATTCCTGTTTCAGGTGGAGCAAGTTATTGTGTATCTGTTGGTGGTGGAGCTGCAAGAAATCCTGCACCTGGAAGTAACCCTGGAGCTGATGGAACTAATTCAACTTTAACAGTAGGAGGCACAACTTACACGGCTATAGCTGGTGGCGGCGGTGGAGGTAGTGGTGCAGGTAGAGCTGGTGGTTCTGGTGGAGGAGCCGATGCTGGTAATTCTGGTGGAGCAGGAACTTGTAGTCAAGGTAATGCTGGTGGAAGTTCTAGTCCAGATACCGGTGGAGACGCTGGTGCTGGCGGTGGTGGAGCTGCAGCTGTTGGAGGAGCAGGAACAGGAAATGGTGGAACTGGTGGAGGACCAAGAGTTGCTGGAGCTGGTGGTGCTGGTTTAAGTGTATCAAGTTTATTTCCAGGAGCATCAGTTAGTGCTGTTGGAGGAGGCGGCGGTGGAGCTGCTGGACCAGGTAGTGCACCAAATGTAAGAACAGGAGCTGGAGGAACAGGCGGTGGTGGAGCAGGATCAACAACAGGTGGAAATAATGGAACAGCTAACACTGGAGGTGGTGGTGGATCTGGCGGTGGACCAGGATCTTGTCATGATTCAGGTGGTGGCGGTTCAGGTGTTGTTATGATTAAAGAATTAAATAATAGTAGAGGTGTTTGGCCAATGAAACAACAGTTTGATGCCGTTAAAGGTGGATCATGGCCAGATGGATCTGTTATTCAATCAGTTACATTAAATTATTTAGTAGTAGGTGGCGGAGGAGCAGGAAAATTATTTCAAGGCGCTGGAGCTGGAGGTTATAGAGCTTCTGGTTACGGACCTTCACCATTACAAGGATGTTCAGTTGTTATATGTTCTTCATCAGATTATACAATTACAATCGGAGCAGGAGGAGCTTCTGCAACCGGAACTGCTTATCCTATTGAGTCATCACCCCCATCTTTAGATGGTCCAGGTTATGGTAATCCAACAAGTTTTTCTAGTTACATTACTTCATCTGGAGGTGCTGTTCCTTTAAATGCATCTTGTGGAAGTCCATGGAATGCTAACAATGGAGAAAGAGGTGGACCTGGAGGTTCAGGTTCTGGAGGCTATGCTTCTCTTATTGGTGGTAAAAGACCAGGAGGTTCTGGAAACATTGGAGGGTTCTCTCCACCTGAAGGAAATAGTGGTGGAGCAGGCGGTAACCCAGATAACAAAGCTTCTGGTGGTGGCGGAGGCGCTACTGCAAATGGAGCCCCAGGATCAGGTTCTGATCCAGGAGTAGCCGGAGGAGCGGGAGCTCCAAACTTAATTACAGGTGTTGCATGTTCAGCTTACGCTGGAGGTGGAGGATCAGGAACTGACCGAGGTGTTGGTGGTTTAGCTGGTGGAGCCGGAGGAACTGGTGGTGGCGGAGCTGCTGCTACAAGAAATGCTTGCTCTGTAGCTGCATCAGGTGTTGCAAATACAGGCGGTGGTGGCGGTGGCGGTACTGGAGGACCTACAAATTTTGGAGCTCCTACATACATGAACCCAGCCGGACTATCACACTATGGAGCAAAAGGTGGTTCAGGTATTGTTGTTGTTAGATCACCAGCAGGTCATCCTATGTCAGTTTCACCAGGATCTAATAGTATATCTACGGTTTGTGGTCATACTGTTGCTAAGTTTATTGTTTCTGGAACATTGACTGTTAACTAATATTTAGTTATATATATACCTACATTATGTGGGTCATAAAATTTAGAAAGCATGACAGAATTAAAAATAAACTTTTATCTTTAATTGATAAAATGCCAAATGTTCTTTATCAAACACATAAAGGAACAACAGCAACTAAATCTGATTGGAACTTACCTTCTAATTTTCAAAGAGATTATCTTGATTTTTTTTATAAAGAAATAAATTCTTTAATGTCGCAAACAGCTAAAAAGTTTAAATGTCAAAATTGGACAATTCATAATGCATGGTTTATGCAATATAAAGAAAACGATAAACATGCTTGGCATACTCATCCTAGAACTAATCTATCTGCTGTGTACTATTTAGAACTACCTAAAAAAGAATTAATTACTGAATTTAAAAATAATAAAATTAAAGCAAGAGATGGAGACATATTGATTTTTCCATCATATATGTTACATAGGTCTCCAATAAATAAAAGCAATGAAAGGAAAACAGTAATATCATTTAACTGTGATTTTTATAATTAATGGAAAATCTCCCACTACCTAATTTTGGCGTCATACAAAACAGATTACCAAAAGAATTATATGATTCTTTATTAAAAGAATGTTTATCTATAAAAAAACCAAAGCCACGTGGACTTGCTTTAGACATAGATTATAAGAAAAAAATGATATCTTATTTAACTGAAAAAGGCGTATCAGAACATTATTTTATAACAGAAGAAAATACATTAAAGATAATTGAAGTTATTAAAAAAATGATTGATAAATATAAAGAAACTTTTCCGGGTTATTTAGACGGTATAAGATTTTTAGATAAAGATGCGCCTTTAGCTTTTAGAACACCATGGGTTAACTTTCAAAAAAAGAACGAATATTTACCACTACATGAACACGGTGGTGTGTTGTCTTATAATATTTGGATGCAGATACCAGTTGATTCAATATTTGAATATAATTACAATTCTATCATAGGAAAAAATCTAACCCATAGATTAACTTTAACTAAAAAAGATGAGGGACGTATAGTATTATTCCCTGCACAATTACAGCATATTGTATACCCATTTTATAACACCAATAAAACCAGAATGTCTATTGCGGGTAATATACTTTTGAAAACCTCATGAAATTATATAAAAATATTCTTACAGAAAAAGAAAGAAAAAAACTATTAACTTTTGTTAAAACTCAGGTTAGAGATTTAAGTCCAAAATGTCCTGGTTTACAAACTCTTATGGATCTACATACGTTTGATGAAACTAAACATTTTTATAATTTGGTAATGTCTAAATATTTTAAAAATATGACAATTGAAAATTCTTGGGGTAATTATTGTGAAGGAGATGAGATAAATTGGCACAATCACCCTACCTGTAAATTATCAGTTGTTTACTTTTTAAAAAATTCTGATAGTTTAGGAACTATGTTTAGAGATGAAAGATATAATTGGGACAAGATTACTTCACCCAAATGTCCACAAAATTCTTTATTAGTTTTTGACGGAAACAAAATACATTCTCAACCTTATTCACCTAAAAAAATTAAACGTTATTCGATTGCAATAGATTTAATATGAATTTAAAAAACGCTTATTGGTATTTTACAGGTATACTTGGAGACAAGTTTTGTGATGAATTAATAGAACATGGTAATTCTAAAAGAGAAAAAATAGCAACTATAGGTAGCACAGCGCAAAGTGTTAAAGAAAGAATTGGTGTAAAAAATGAAGCAGCTATTCAAAAACATATAACAAGAAAAGAATTAAAAGATTTAAAAAAACAAAGAGATTCAAATATATCTTGGGTAAATGATAGATGGATCTATGATCAAATAGTTCCATATATACGTCAAGCAAATCAAAGCGCAGGTTGGAATTTTGAAATAGATTATTTTGAGTCTTGTCAATTTACTAAATATAAACTTAAACAATTTTATGACTGGCATTGTGATCCTTTTCCAACACCTTACAATAATCCAGGAGATCCTAACTTTCATGGTAAACAAAGAAAAATTTCAGCTATAGTTCAATTATCTAACCCTAAAGATTACAAGGGTGGAGCATTAGAGATTCAACCAAGAACAGAAAAAGATTCTACTATAGTTTTAAATACTAAAAGACACTTTGAGCCGAGAGGGAGTATTATTGTATTTCCTTCTCATTTATGGCATAGAGTTAAACCTGTAACGAAAGGAATAAGATATTCATTAGTGCTATGGGCACTTGGATATCCATTAAAATAAAATGGCAAAGAAAGATAATTTAAAAACATCAATTTATTTTCAATCTCCAATTTATACAATTGAAATACCTGAATGGGTAGATCATGTTAATAAAGTTTGTAATAACTATATAAAACAAGCTAAGAAAAGAAATGAACCTATGATTAAAGATAGGGAGAAAAGATGGAAGAAAAAAGTTGGGGATATAACTTTATCACACCATTCAGAAAGTATGATTAACGATCCTGAATTAAAAGAATTTCAAGAGTATATTGGATCAACAAGTTGGAATGTCATGGATTTTTTTGGATATGATATGTCTCAGTACGAGTTAATGTGGACGGAATTATGGACACAGGAATTTTCTAAAAAAGGTGGGGGCCATCATGAAGGACATATTCATTATGATAATCATATATCCGGTTTTTATTTTTTAAAATGTAGTGATAGAACTTCTGTTCCTTATTTTAAAGATCCGAGATTAGCTAAAGTTATGTCTGATTTGCCTCAAAAAAAACAAGATGAGGTTTCAATGTCTTCCCCAATAATTCAATATAAACCTAAACCAGGAACTATGATTTTATTTCCAGCATATTTAGAACATGGTTTTACAGTGGATGCTGGAGTAGATGATTTTAGATTTGTACATTTTAATTTACAAGCTGTTAGAAAACTATTAACCAATCATTTGAAAGGACAAAATGTCAAAAGTAAAAAATAATTTTTTAAAAAAAGAAGACTTTAATAAAATAAAAGAAGCTTTAACTTCTAATATTTTTCCTTGGTATTTAAATAATAATAAAACATCTAAAGACCCTAAAAAATATACAAAACATAAAAATGATTACCAACTTACTCATACTTTTTTTGAAGATGATAAAATAAATTCTAATGCTTATAGTTTATTAGAACCTATTATAGAAATATTAAAACCTAAATATTTTATAAGAATAAAAGCAAACCTAGTTTCTAATACAGATAAGGTTTATAAATTTGATAAACACACAGATCAAGAGTATAAATGTAAAGCAGCTATATTATATATTAATACTAATAATGGTTTAACATTGTTTAAAGATAGAAAAGTACAAGCAAAAGAAAACAGTATAGTATTTTTTGAAGGAAATGAAACCCATCAAGCGACAACTTGTACAGATCAAAAATATAAAATAGTAATTAATTTTAATTATCAATAATATGAATTGGAAAAAAAATAAATTTACTGTAATTAAAAAAGCAATAAGTCCAGAAATGGCTGAGCTTTTTAAAAATTATTTATTACTAAAAAGAAAAGTAACTCAAACATTTATTACAACTAAACATATATCAGAGTTTAATATGGATTGGGGTACATGGAGAGATAAACAAGTTCCAGGTACTTATTCTCATTATGCAGATATATTAATGGAAACTTTATTAACTTCATTAAAACCTAAAATGGAAAAAACTACTGGTTTAAAATTATTTGAAAATTATTCTTATACTAGAATTTATAAAGTTAAAGATATATTAGAAAGACACAAAGATAGATTTAGTTGTGAGATCTCTACAACATTAAATTTAGGTGGAGATAAACCTTGGCCAATTTATATAAATCCAAATGAAAAAGAGGGTGCTATAAATCCTACAACAAGAAAATATGACGCCTCAAAATCTAAAGGTGTTAAAGTGGATTTAAAACCTGGCGACATGTTAATTTATAGAGGAGACTTATTAGAGCATTGGAGAGAACCCTATACAGGAAATTATTGTGCACAAGTATTTTTACATTATAATAATAAAGCAACTAAAGGTTCAGAAGAGAATGCTCTTGATAAAAGACCACACCTAGGGTTACCAAGTAGATTTAAAAGAGCTGAAAAAAAGATTCCATAATGAAAGACTTTCCTATTATAAGGATTGATAATTTTTACGATTTCTCTAAAGGAGAAAATACAAGAGTTAAAAATAAAGTTATAAATCAAATTAAAAGAGCAGAGTGGGATAATAATTATGCTCTTGAAAAAAATAAATTTACGACAAAACTCTATAATACATTTGTAGATACTGCTAAAAAAAATTTAAAGTTTAAAGTAAACAAAGATTTAAATAGAGATTTTTGTTGGGCTGTAGCTTCCAATAAAGATTTTAAACCTTCGGTTAATTGGCATAATCATATTAAATCTTCAACAATTAATTCAGTTTATTATCTAGATATACCAAAAGATATGGAGGGCGGTGAAATAGAGTTTAGAAGCAGAAGAAAAGATGTATTAAGAATTACACCTAAAACAAATGAGTTATATATTTTTCCATGCTGGTTATGGCATAACCCAATTGATGTTAAATCAAAACAATTTAGACTTTCTATTAATATGGAAATAATTGCACTAGAAAAACATTGGGAAATATTTGATGAAGATAAATAATTATAAAATAGAAAGCTGGTTTTCAGTCCCCATCTTGTCACACTATAATCCAGAATGGTCTGAAAAATTACTGAAGCCATCACTTAAATATTTAGATGATGAAAAAATCAATAAAGAAAGATTCTATAAAGGAAGAACTACTTATGATACAAAATATAACTTAGCCACTCGACCTGAATATAAAGGCTTTGTAACTTATTTAAAACAGGTAGCTAAAACATACCTAACTGATTTGGGTTTTGACTATAGTCAAATATCTAAAAAATTTGATCCTTACTTTTTTACTACAGAATTAAACAAAGGATCTTATCAAGAAAGACATATACATAAATACCAATTATCTGGAATTTTATATTTAAAAGTACCAGAAGGCTCTGCTCAAATTATTTTTAATGATCCTATACATGTAAGGGAATATAATAATTGGCCAGTTTTAGATTCTAAAAATCCAAATACTTTTGGTACTGTTTCATATAAACCTGTAGTAGGAAGTCTTTTATTGTGGCCATCTTGGCTGTATCACGAAGTCCCTACACATAAGATAGATGACAATAGAATTGCCTTAGTCCTGAATCTATAAAGCTGTTGAAATCAGCCACAATTTGATATACTACCTACTAAACAGGTTTTTATATGTTACAAAAATTAGGCTTTGCCCCAGGATTTAATAAACAAGTTACAGAAACAGGTGCCGAAGGGCAGTGGTTTGATGGTGATAACGTACGTTTTAGATATGGTACCCCAGAAAAAATAGGGGGTTGGTCTCAATTAGGTGCAGATAAATTAACCGGTGCGGGCAGAGCTATTCACCACTGGGATGATAACTCAGGAATTAAGTACGCTGCAATAGGTACCAATAAAATTTTATATGTTTATTCTGGTGGTAACTATTATGATATTCATCCTATAAGAACAACTCTAACCGGGTGTACTTTTAGCAGCGTTTCAGGACAACCAACTGTTACTATAAATACTTCTACAGGACATGGTTTAATAGATGGTGATATTGTTTTATTTGATTCTGTTACAGGCTTGACAGGGTCTACTTTTACTAACGCTTCTTTTGAAGATATAAAATTTGAAGTTACTTCAGCTTTAACTTTTAATACTTTTACAATTACGATGGCAGCCAATGAATCAGGAACACCTTTAAGTAGTTCTGGATCAGCCTCTACTCTTTGTTATTACAATGTTGGTCCTTCACAACAATTAGGTGGTTATGGATGGGGTACAGCAAATTTTGGGGGAACAGCTTCTGGTATTGCAACCACTACCTTATCAACTGCTTTAACAGATACAACTACTACAACAATTGTTGTAGGTTCTTCAATTGCTTTTCCTGCCTCTGGAGAAATTAGAATAGGTACAGAGGATATTAGTTATACAAATAATGACACGGGAACAGGGACCTTAAGTGGAGGGGCCAGGGGTGTAAATGGTACTACTAAGGCTACACATAGCGCTGGTGCTACTGTAAGTAATATTAGTGATTTTGTTGCGTGGGGTGATGCCTCATCTGCAGACTTTACTATAGATCCTGGATTATGGGTTCTTGACAATTTTGGTACAAAATTAATTGCACTTATATATAATGGCCCATGCTTTCAATGGAATGCAGCAGCAAGTAGTGCTACTTCTACAAGAGCTACTATATTACCTAATGCACCGACAGCATCACGTCATGTATTGGTTTCAACTCCCGACAGACACTTAGTATTTTTTGGAACTGAAACTACTGTAGGGGATCCTACTACTAAAGATGATATGTTTATTAGATTCTCTTCTCAAGAAAGTATTGATCAAACAGATTCATATACAGTACGAGCTGAAAACACAGCAGGCACGCAAAGACTTGCAGATGGTTCTAAAATTATGGGGGCTATTAAAGGTAGGGATGCAATTTATGTTTGGACTGACACAGCATTATTTTTAATGCAATTTGTAGGTCAACCTTTTACTTTCTCATTTCAACAAGTAGGGACTAACTGTGGTTTATTCGGAAAAAATGCATGTAGGGAAGTGGACGGTTCTGCTTATTGGATGTCCGAGAATGGTTTTTTTACTTATGACGGCCAGTTAAAAACAATGCCTTGTCTTGTTGAAGACTTTGTCTACGATGATATAAACGCTACATCAAGAGATCTTATTAATTCAGGTCTAAATAATTTATTTGGAGAAATTAGTTGGTTCTATTGTAGTAATGGTTCAGACGCTGTTGATAGAGTAGTGACTTATAACTATTTAGATTCATCAGCAAAACAACCGATATGGACAACAGGCACTTTAGCTAGAGCTTCGTGGCAAGACTCCGCTGTTTTTGATAGACCGCATGCAACTCTTTATGATCCTAATAGTAATTCCTCTTACGATGTTATCGGCAATACAGATGGTTGTACGATATACTATCAACAGGAAACAGGGACCGATCAAGTCAATGCTGGTGGTGTTGTTACAGCTATCCAAGCAAATATTTTATCAGGTGATTTTGATATCACTCAGAGAAGAAGTAATACAGGTCAAACTGTGGGGACACCGGACCTTAGAGGAGACGGTGAATACATTATGAGGATCAGTAGATTTATACCTGATTTTATAAATCAAACAGGCAACACTAAAATTACTTTTACAACTAGAAATTATCCGAACAGCACACCGGTCACTACTGATTTTGACACTACTTCATCAACAACTTTTAAAAGTACAAGACTTAGAGCAAGATCTATTGCATTAAAAGTTTCTAACACGGGGTCTAATCAAGATTGGAAGTTAGGTACATTTAGATTAGACATTGCACCAGGAGGAATGAGATAATGGCAACAGATGCAGAGATAAGAAATGCGGGTATATTATACATGCCTCAACAAAAATATTTACAGAATCCTTATGAATTACCTACAGCACAGACTGAACCTGTACCAGGTGGGGTAACAAATACAAATGCTTTTACAAATAGTGGTGGAGATGGTTTTAGTGTTTATAATGCAGACCCCAATACAATAACAAACATGAATCCTAACTCGTACGCTTTGCAAGATGCAAGACGTGAAAATGAATTATCTTATGTTGGAAAATCTTTTCCAGGAAATATTGATCCTCTTTATAGCACTAACACTGGAGCAATGAAAAACATGGAAATGTATCCTGAATATTATGGATTAGATAAACCACCTCCATCAAAAATATCAGAACTTATTTCAAAGGGAATTGGTTTCATTCCTGGTATAGGCACACTAACAAGAGTTGCAGATTTTGCATCGGGTATGTTACCTGCAAACAGAAGAGCAATAATGGAAAATCAATTAGGTACTCAAGGTGTTATGGTAAATGACATTGGTCAAATTGTAGTAGGACAAGGTGGTAGTTATAATACACCAGAAGGAATTATGGCTGGATATAATCCTGTTAAAATGACTGATGAAACTTTTACTGGTAGACAAGAAAATATCGGAAAAACATTGCAAGAAAAATATGGTTTAACTCAAGAACAAGTAGATGGTTTAATGAGTGGAGAGTTAACTGAAGAAGATTTTAAAGATAGCAAGTACAATTTAAAAGGAACAAATAAACAAACTAATTTAATTACAAATTTAATAAATATAGAAAAAGCTAGAAAAAATTTTGCTGATACTACCGATATAACAGATCAAATTGTAGGTATTAAAACAGATACTAAAACTAATAATAGTGGTGGCGGTGGTGGTGATGGTACGTTTGGAATAGGTAGTGACGGTCAGAAATCTTATTCAAGCCCGGGTGATAGTTTTGGTACTAATGCAACAACCGGAGGTCCTGTAAGCAATAAAACTGGTAAAGGAAGAACAGATTATTTCTTTGGTGGTAGGGTAAATTTTAAAGACGGAGGCCTAGCAAGTATTTTATAATGGCAAAAATTGTACAATCATTAACTAGAGCAGCTAAAGAATATGAACAAAAAAATATGCAATCATTGGTCAGGGACCTTGATGGTATTATCACAAAATTAAATTCTTCTTTTCAAGAAGAAGTAAAACAGGAGATAGAAGCTAAGAGTTTCTTTTTAGAATAATGGCAGTAGTAAACCAATACAAATTTAAAGGTATAGATAACGACACAACAGGAAATGCTTTAGTTCCTTTGGGAGTAGGTAATCCTTCGGTCAATGAGACTATAATTATTAAATCTCTGCTTGTTACATCAGCTGGTACACCAAGTGTAACTGTAACAAACAATAGTATTACAGCTATTAAATCTGCAGCATTAACAGCTAATGTTACAACAGAATTATTAACACAACCGCTAATAGTGGAAGGTGGTACACCTTTTACAGTACAATCAAGTACCACAGATTCATTTGACATAGCTATAAGTTACTTAAACATCAAAAAAGAAAAGGTAGACTAATGGAAATAAAACAAGCAAAAGTAGAAACAACGTATAGACACATTAAGACCGGTGAACTTTTTAGAGAGAGAAAAGACTGGGAAGCCAAGGGTTTTAAGCAGGAAGAAATGGCACAGGACGTGAAAGTTATCATGCCGGCTCTTGATTTGTTTAGTAAAACAAAGTAAAACGAATAGACTAAGGATAAATTTATGGCAATTTCAAGAATGCAACAAGCTAGACAGATGTACAATCAGGGTATGATGGTTCATGACCCTAGACAAGCCTATGGTTTAGGTGGTTTTATTAAGAAAGCTGTCCGTGGTGTTAAGAAAATTGCTAAAAGTCCACTAGGTAAAGCTGCTTTGATAGGTGGTCTTGGTATGTATGCTGGCGGCTTAGGTCCTTTTGGGGCAGGTAGTAAAATGTTCGGAGGCAGATTAGCTGGAATGGCAGGTTCAGGTTTTTTAAGAGGAACTGGTGGTAATTTAATGACCGGCTTAAAAAGTAAAAAAGGTTTTCTAGGTAGTGTTGGTAATATGTTTAGAAAAGATGGTGAAGCTGATAACGATTTTAGCATGGGTAGAATGTTAGCTGGTGGCTTAGGTGCTACAGCTTTAGCAATGCCTTTCCTAGGTGGCAAAGATGACGAGGATGAAGGTCCTGTAGAACAAATGGATCCAAGATACCAAGTACAACGTGCAAAAGATTTTTATAGTGGCCTAGGCACTAAAGGTGTTGGTTTAGATTTTATGCCAGATAAAAAATAT